TACGTTCGAAGCCTATTTAGACTGACCCTAGCCACCTACCGTTCACAACATGGCTGTTACTGTTTTGTCCGGTACGTCCGGCGCCCTTTACTACAAACCCGCTGGCACCACCGGTACATTCGGTACGACTGGCGTCAACACCACTGATGACGAAATCACCATTGAGCCCTACCTGAACTTGCGGGTAGGCGATCCGGTGCAGTTTTCTGTGGTCAACAGCCAAACCGGCGGTTCCGGCACTGGCACGCTGCCTGCTGGCTTGTCTGCTGCTACCACCTACTACGTTATTGCCTACACCGCCGCTACTGGCGTGCTAGAGGTTTCTGCAACGCTTGGTGGCGCTGCTGTTGACATCACCAATGTCGGCACCGCTGCTGCTCCTAACGAGTTCCAAGTTGCCTACGCCGACTACGCAGCCGTGGGGCAGGTGCAAAGCTGGAGCTTCGAGATCAGCCGCGCTGAAATCGACGTGACCACCATCGGTCAAACCGCTGGGCAGTATGCGCCCTTCCGCGCTTACATCCCTGGCTTTGCCGACGGCACCGGCACTGCTACCGTCTACGTCACCAACGAAGACAGCGCACTGTCGAATCGCATGGTGGAAGACGTGCTGCAGCGCCAGCAAGTTGGTTGCGGCTTCAAGCTGTACACCGACAAGCAAGGCACTGAGGCACTGAGCCGCAGCATCGCAATGGATGCTGTGCTGCTGACCGCTAGCCTCAACATCAACCCCGATGATGCTCAGCAGGTGGAAATCACCTTCCGCCCATCTGGTGCTCCTACTTTCGACTTCAGCACCTCTGCTTGATAGTTGAACGGCTCCAGCGTATGCTGGGGCCACCTACATTTATTTCATGGCATCATCCGCGCTGGCACGCCTTAAGAAAGCTGCCAATCTTCAGCCAATTAAGCGTGTCGTCACCCTTGGCAATGGCGACACGTTTGAGTTTTACGCTACAGCGCTGACGATGGCAGAACGTGAGCGTGCGCAAAAGATGCCAGGCGGTGATGACCCCAACGGCTTTGCGCTGAACCTGCTGGTAACTAAGGCAACTGATGATGCCGGTCAACGCCTGTTTGCCGCTGGTGAAATTGCTGAGCTGAAAAATGAAGTGCTCGATAGCGATCTGCAAGCCATGATGTTGGCAATCATCACCAACCCTGAGGAAGCTGAAACCGACATGAAAAGCCTTGAAAAGGGAGCTAAGTAAGGACAACCTGCTGTTGCTGCAGCTTGGCGTCGCAAAAGAGCTGGGTTACTCACTAGCCCGGCTCAATCAAGAGGTAACCCTAGAAGAGCTGCTAATCTGGTCCAGTTACTTTGACCTTCAGAACGAAGAGCAGGATCGTAGACTGAAGCAACGCCGTAGGTAGATCGTGTCGGTTGTCGCCAACGTTGCTATTAACGTCGACAGCCGCCAGGCAGTTACCAAACTGCGGCAGGTGCAGTCGCAGTCGCAAGCAACAGAACGTGCGGTTGGTAATCTTGGCGCCGCTGTTCGCAAGCTTGCTGCTGCGCTTGGGGTCATCCAAGCTGCACGGTTTGTTTTTGTCAAAACTGCTGAGTTAGAAAGCCAAGCACGCAGTCTGCAGGTGCTAACAGGCAGCGCAGAAAAAGCTGGGCAGATCATCAAGGAGCTGCAACAGCTTGGTGCTGTCACGCCGTTTACCAGTTCGGAACTGATTGACTCAGCCAAGCGCTTGCAGGCATTTGGCGTTGAGGCTGACAAGGTTGTAGAAACCACGCGCAGGCTGGCAGATGTTAGCGGCGCAACCGGCGCCGAGCTGCAAGGACTAGTTACCGCCTACGGGCAGGTGCAAGCCAAAGGCAGGCTGCAAGGTGAAGAGCTGCTGCAGTTCCAAGAGCGTGGTGTTGCGCTGCAACAAGAACTGCGTAAGCAGTACAACCTAAGCGGCGAAGAATTTCAAGACGCACTAAGCAAGGGCAAAATCAGCGCCGAAGCAGTTGAGTTTGCGATTCAAAGTCTTACCAATGCTGGCGGCAAATACGCCAATGGCGCTATCGCTCAAAGTGACACGCTGAACGGACGGTTTAGTACGCTGCAGGATGGCATTGAAGGGCTAGCAAGGACCATTGGCACGGCATTGACGCCAGCAATTAAGGCGGTGCTCAATGAGGCGATATTTGCAATCAATACAATTAACCAACTGCTGAACACTGGAGCCAGGGCAAGGTCGTTCGGGCTAGATCAACGCGCACGGAAGCAAATACTTGATCAGGCGTTAGACGAAGCAGTAGATATTGTTGGCAGAAATGCGCAAACTGGCAGGCGCATAGCAAATAACTTTGAGCGCGGGCGTCAAATCCAAGAAATCGCCGCCCAACGCGAACGCGATCTAATCGAGTCGTTTGGCATTCGCACCGGACAGGTCAAGCCGCAAGCCACAGCGCCGCAAGGGCAGCGTGCATTGCCACCACTTGGCGCCGGCACCGCAGGTAAAGGGAAGGGCAAGTCTGGTATTGACAAAGCAGCACGTGAAGCAGAAAAGCTTGCGCAAGAAATCCAGCGTTCACTTGAGCTAGGCGACAGGCTTGGCACTGAGTTCTCGCGCCAAGTATTGCTGCTAGGCGAGGCAAATGAGATTGAGCAGAAGCGGCTGCAAATCCAGTTTGACTACGAAGACCGCGCTAAGCAGATTGCAGAGCTGAAGAACACAGAGCAGCAAACTAACCTAAGCCAGCTCAATGATGAAATCCGCAGGCTAGAGATTATTGACCTGCAAACCGAAGCCCTTAAAAGACAAGCAGAGGAAGCAGACAAGCTGTTCAAAAAGGCGCTTGGCGAAACAGAGTTTGGCGTAGCAGGCAATGGTAGCTTGACTGGAGGTTTAAGTGACGCTATCGCTCAGCTTCAGACAGAACTTGACCCACTGCAGTTGCAAATTGATTCCATCGTAAATGGCGCAAATGCGATAGGGCAAGCTTTTGGTGGCGCATTTCAAGATGTCGCTAGCGGAGCAAAGACTACGCAAGAAGCTTTGGCGGATGCGTTCCAGCGAATTAGTCAGGCATTTATTGCAATGGCTGCAGAAATTATCGCCAAACAGTTGACCTTAATTTTGCTTCAACAGTTATTCAATGCATTGGGCGGCGGCGGCGGCGCATTCGCAACCGCAGGCAAAAATTTAACAGGTGCAGGAGCATTAAAGACAGTGATCCCTGGGTTAGCCGTTGGCGCAAGGGCAAATGGCGGAAGCGTTAGCAGTGGCTCGCCTTACATCGTGGGCGAACGCGGTCCCGAGCTGTTCGTACCAGGGCGTTCAGGCACCATTGTTCCCAACGATGAGCTTGGCGGTGGCGGGCAGACTAACGTAGTAGTGAACGTTGACGCCCGAGGCAGTTCTGTGGAAGGCAACGCACCAGACAGTAAACGCCTTGGCGCTGCAATCTCTGCTGCCGTCCAACAAGAGCTGATCAAACAGAAGCGCCCTGGTGGCCTCCTCGCCGTCTAATGACCTACTACCACGGCTACCAAGGCTCCGTTAAGTTCCACCCCACTGGTGGTACGGCTGCAACTGTCACGCAAGTGACGCAGTGGTCCATGTCCGTCAAAAAGGATATCGTGACCACCACCCGCGTCGGTGATACATACCAGAAAAACGCTGGCGCGATTATCTCCGGCTCTGGCACGATTGAGGTGCTTTACGACGGCACAAACACCGATCTGATCACAGCAGTCAACCGCATTAATGATCCTGGTGATGCAGCATTTGAGTTGTACCTTGATACCGAAGGCGACAAAAAGATCACGTTTACCGGCGTAATTGATAGTGCTGATTACGGCAGTAATGCCGACGACGTACAAAGGATCTCCTGCACCTTTGTGACCAACGGCACCATCACCCTGGGCGTGTAACCATGGCAGCTACTACCTTTACTTGGATCCCGTCTTACGGCGCTCAGCAAACGACCAAGCCAAATGTGCGCACGGTCAAGTTTGGCGACGGCTACGAACAACGCTTGCGGTATGGTCTACGCACGATCTTTGAAACGTGGAACCTGACGTTTGAAAACGCAACAAGCACTGAGCGCGGTGAAATTATCAACTTCCTAACAGCTCGCGCCGGCGTGGAGCAGTTCAACTGGACAACACCAGAGGGCAACAGCAAGGTTTTTGTTTGCGAGGATTACGGATCAACGATTAACGCAGTTGGCAGATTTACGATTAACGCCACCTTCCGCGAGGTGATCGACCTATGACCGTGATGTTTGATGAGCTGATTAAAAGCTCACCGTTTGCGATCATCGACCTGTACGAGTTACATCTCGTCACGGCGCTGCATGGCACCAATGAGATCTACCGCTTCCACAACGGCGGCAACGGCAAGTTCACTGCTACCGGTGATATCAAGTGGAAGGGCTACAGCTACATGGCAATGCCCATCGAGGCAGATGGGTTTGAGTACACGGGCAACGGTCAACTGCCGCGTCCCAAGGTGCGCGTGGCAAACCTGCTGAGCACCGTCTCAGCGATCATGATCAACGTAAATGAGACAACGCCGGGCAATGACCTGACTGGTGCGAAGTTCATCAGGATCCGCACGTTGAGCCGTTTCCTTGACGGCGAGAACTTTGATGGTGGCGTCAACCCTTACGGCGTGACAGATCCAGAAAGCGAAGCGCCGCAAGAGATCTATTACGTCGATCGCAAGGTTGCCGAGAACCGCGACTTTGTGGAGTTCGAGCTGGCGGCTGCTTTTGACCTTGCTGGTGTACGGGCACCAAAACGGCAGTGCATCGCCAACGTCTGCCAATGGCAGTATCGCGGACCGGAATGTGGTTACACCGGCACCAACTACTTCGACGAAAACGACACACCACTAAACAGCGCACCGGCACCTGATTTTCCTG